ACCCAAGAGGTCGCGAGAAGCCATCCTGCACCCACCCCAAGTATTTGTACAGAATACATCTAAAGTTGAATAAGACTAGCCAGGATGATTAAAGGTTGCGCCATCTGTTGCCGGGAATTTGATACGGCGGGCGTTAACGGACGCCGGAAGAATCATGGGCGGCGGAAAATCTGTTCAACTTGCCTCAAATCGCCTCCCCCCGTGACTAGGCGCTGCGTTGTTTGTGGCAATGAATTTGCGCCGAGAGATGCGTCCTGGAACGAGCTGCACCGCAAGACATGCTCAGACTTTTGCCGCTGGTTTGCGCACGGTGTCTCGAACGCGAGGGCACGGGAAAAATATGGTCGCTGGCAGAGCGTCACGCTTTCCAAAATGCTCAAAGAACAGCGCGCGCACTATCAGAGATTTCGTTCCAACCCCGATGCCCGGATCAACGCGCAGCGTGGCGCTTGGCGGCTATGTATCATCTGCGGGATGAGCTTCATGCTCGCTGATTCTAGACACCGAACTACCTGCTCGGATCAATGTTATGCGGAACATCATCGCCAACTAAAGCGCCAGCGGCCATCGTACCGACGATACCATCGATCAGAGCGAGGACGCGAATGGCACCGGCAGTGGGTGGCAAACCATCCAGAGCGCGTTCAGAGATACAGGCTCAACTCCTATGAGCGCCGCGAGGCACAGAAAAATTTCAACCGCTTAGCGTTACGCACGTTGGTCGATATGGGGATAGTTCCGGAATATCGACAACCGCCGGGTAAGCCCCGGCAACCCAAGCTGCCGAAATCGCCCAAGCCTTCAAAAGCAGTGCCTCGCACATGCGTGATTTGCGGCATTCACTTTATTCGGCGCGGTTCCGGCAAAACCTGTTCGCGTGCCTGCGGTTATGCTCTTTGGCTCGAACGACGGCGTGAATATAAGAGGTCGGTGCGGGCCGGCCTGTCAAATCGAGTGACTTGTGTTGTTTGTGGGGGCTGGTTTCCGGGTCATAAAGGTGCTTTGACCTGCTCGCTGGTGTGCAGGCAAGCACTAAAACCAACACCCACGCCAAAAGAACCCAAGCCGTCGAAACCGCGGCAGCGCTACCGGGAGTTGTCACCAGAGGCAAAGGCCAAACGGAATGCGCGGCGCAGTGAGCTCCAGGCGCTGCGTCGGGCGGCTGGCCAGACATTGCGCGAGCTTCACATCGACCCTTTAGCAGCAGAGGAGAAAGGAAATGTTGGAGATTAATACCGGCGTGACAGGTGCCAAGCGGCAATCGTGGCGGCGAGCCAATCCGCGTGACGTGCTCAAACGCCTACTCGATAAAAGTCCTGAGCTGACCGAGGAGCAGGCCGAACTCGAATGTTGGGAGATCATCCACAAAGACGTCAGTCAGATGCGGACGGTCTACGAATATTGGTTTGCAAACAATTTCCATAGTCTAATGCATCCGCGACCCTTGAGGCAGTCGGGCGCTAGCAGCCGATTGAGCAGAAGGATGCATGAGCAGATCGAAGAACACATCGAGGAAAAAGTCGAAGAAAAGTTTCAGATCATACTGTTGGACATGGAATTACCCACCGGCAAGCAGCTCCGCGCCTCTACCCGCGAGGAGCTGCTTGAATGCGGTGGTTGGATGCAGCGCGTCGCCGAGCGGTTGAAACCTAACCAAACCGTTGGGCAAGCAGGAATTTCCGAACAACAGCTCCGCGAACTCTACACCGAGTAGGAGTCTGTAGCAATATGCCTGCGCTTATCGGCAACCGCCCGATGACTGGAGCGGAAGCCCGTAAGCGCGGGCGGGCGCGCTTAGCGCTGGCTGAACATCAAGCCGCACTTTATCCGACCGGGTCATCCCCGCCGCCGCTCAGCGAAGCCAAACTGCGCAACCTCGAGCTCGATGTGGCGCTGCGCGAGGCCTACTTCGTTTCACGTGAAAAGATCGAGCCGCCGCTGCACGCGATCGCCGATGCGTTGAGCGCCAGCCTCGCCGAATTCCCCAAGCGCTTTGGAAAGATGATCGCCGACGCCCTCGGTCGACCGCCGCAGCGGGTGACGCCGAGATTGCGCAAAGAGATAGCCGCGCACCGTGTCGAACTAGGCGATCTGCACGATGCGATCAAAGCGGCGCTCGATACGGCGGCGACACGATGGAAGCGGTTTCCGCCGGAGCGCAACCCGCACGACCCGCCGCTGCCCGATTGGGTGCCGCCCGAGAATGGCAAGGAAAGCAACGAGCGGGGCAACCGGGCGAGAGCCCGGCTCGAAGAGATCCGCACGCAGGTCTTGACAGGGTTGTTGTTGGCACAATGGCCGGCGCGCAGTGCTGCGGGCAATCTGCTGATCGGCTGGCGCTCGCATTGCCTCGACTGGTTTCCGACACGCTCATCGGCCAACATGATCGGGGCGCTCGGCCTCGACCCCGATCTGCAGTGGGTCTATTTCCGCGCGGTGCAGAAAGCGATGCGGACGATGCTGGCCGAGCTCGCCGCCACCGTCACATTGCCCGAGCTCGCCGAAGACATCGGGCCACCCGAGGAGTTGACCGTCAGCGACTGGTCCGACCGCTACCGCATGCTGACCACAAAGTCGTCGGGCGAGCCGGGACCGTACCGCACCAGTCGCACGCCGTACCTCAAAGCGATCATGGACGACCTCTCGCCGGCCAGCCGAGTGGCGCGGGTGGTGTTCAAGAAGGCCGCCCAGATCGGCGCGTCCGAGTTTCTGTGTTGCTGGTTGGGCGCGGTCGTCGATATGGCGCCGGGCCCCGTGCTCGTCGTCCAGCCGACCGTCGAACTGGCTAAGCGCTTTAGTCAGCAGCGCATCGATACGCTGTTTGAGGAGAGCCCGCGACTGCGCGGCAAGATCCGCCCGGCGCGGTCAAAGGACTCGGGCAACACGATCCTGATGAAGGAGTTTCTCGGCGGCATCCTCGTGCTCAGCGGCGGCAATAGCGCGACTGGGCTGCGCAGCATGCCGGTGCGCTATCTGATGCTCGACGAGGTCGACGCCTATCCGCCCGACGCCGGCGACGAAGGCGACCCGGTGGCGCTCGCCGAAGCACGGCAGCGGACCTTCAGCTTCCGGGCGAAGACGCTGCTGATCAGCACACCAAAGATCAAGAACACCAGTCGCATCTCTCGGGAGTACGAGCAAAGCGATCAGCGCCGGTTCTTTGTGCCGTGCCCGGAATGCAAACAGTACCAGACGCTTGAATTCGGCCGGCTGCGCTGGCAGCCGCAGCGGCCCGAGACGGCCGTCTATCAATGTCAGGTCTGCAACAAGACCTTTGCCGAGCATCACAAGCCCGAGATGCTGGCGAAGGGCGAATGGCGCGCCACCGCCGAGAGCAGCGATCCGAGCACGCACGGCTATCACCTGAGCGGGCTCTATTCGCCGCTCGGCTGGCTGTCGTGGGCGGATATCGCCAAGCAGTGGGAGGCCTGCACCAACGACGTCGATCTGCGCAAAGCGTTTACGAATACGGTCCTCGGCGAGGAGTCCGAGGACGAGGCTGAGGCGATCCCGGAGTGGGAACGGCTCTATGAGCGGCGCGAGAGCTGGCCGCACCACACCGTGCCCGAGCGCGGGTTATTTCTGACGGCAGGCGCCGATGTGCAGGGCGACCGCATCGAGGTCGATGTGTGGGCGTGGGGGCGCGGGTTGGAGAGTTGGCTCGTCGAGCACATCGTGCTCGAGGGCGATCCCGGCCGCGCCGAGGTATGGACGAAGATGGACGCGCTGCTGTCCCGGACCTGGGAGCACGCCACCGGAGCGCGTCTGGGGCTACAGCGGCTGGCCGTGGATACCGGTTTCTCGACGCAGCAGGTCTACCAGTGGGCGCGCGGACAAGACCGCTCTACGGTCATCCCCGTGCGCGGTGTGGGCACTTACGATCGCCTCGTTCCGGTCAGCGGCCCGACCAAGGTCGAGGTGCTGCAGAACGGACAGAGATTCAAGCGCGGGCTCAGCCTGTGGACCGTGTCGGTGAGCTTCTTCAAGCGTGAGCTCTACAAATGGCTCGCGTTATCAAAGCCGACCGATGAACAGCTCGAGCAAGGGTTGAGCTTTCCGCGCGGCTATATTCATCTCGGCATGACTGCTTCCGACGAATGGTGCCGACAGATCGTGGCGGAGCAGCCCGTCATCGTGCGTTCTCGGCGCGGTTTCGCAGCGCGTACCGAGTGGCGCCTCCTGCGCCCGCGCAACGAAGCGCTCGACGCGCGTGTCTATGCCAGGGCGGCGACATGGCTCGCCGGCTGCGACCGCTGGAGCGAGGCCCGCTGGCGCGGACTCGAGGAGCAACTCGGACTCGAAGCGCCGCC